GAGCTGGTTTCACTGCTCTTGATGCAGTCATGACGGCAATCATAATGGCCGGCATGTGCACTAAGGAAACTGCTGGTTTCATCATGGATGTTTCGTTCCATTGTGCCAGGATTGTCGGTATTGATGAAGATCCTATACGTCGCACGAGGCTTTATCTTGATACTTTAGATATACCAGTAGCTAGTGTCTGGCGTGAGGTTATTGAAGCTCAGAATCTGGACTTTCAAGCGGCCTCCGTTAAGATCGTTGAAGCTCTCATGAACAACTTTTCTCCTGATACCAGTGTGCTTGCTGAGCTTGAGCTCAGATACACTAATGAGAGTTTGAACATGGAAGAAAGCGAACTGGATGCTAAAAGGAGGGCTCTCCGCACCACTATGGCTGATATCCCTTATGTCAGGTTTATGACAGAGCTGAAGTCCTTCTTTGGCTCTATCAATTCTAGAGCAGCAAGGATATCTCAGATGTCTTCACTTCTTTCGACTGCCCATGCAGCAAAGGTCAATGTTTCTCCAGAAGCTCTTGCACACATAGAGAACCTAGAACGTGATGCTCAGAAGATGTTGTCTGAACTTCCCGCGGTGGTACCTGTTGGAAGAGATTCTTCAGTTTGGGCAGTGAATGGTAGTAGGCCTGTCATGCAGATATTGCCTACTCCAGTTATTAAATGCTATTCGGATGGATCTGACACGTTTAAAACTGCTGAAGAAGCTTTCAAGGCATTTGATGTGGTAACCGTTGACGATATCAAAGCAAACCAAAGACTTATCAAACGTCTTCCTGTGGTGGATGGATGTGTTAGTTTCGCTGAAATTCATGACATCATGGACAACTACCTTCCTGGGTATTCATCTAAGGTTGAAGATGTGGAAGTTTTGCCGCCTATACCGCCAAACGCTATGTGCAAGTACTCGCCTGATGAAAAGGGTTCTGAATTCATCAGTAATATAGTGTCTTCATTGGCCATTAGCACGCAGCGTGATCAAACCAAGCTTAGGAAGTCTTTTGTAACGAATTCACAGTTGATGAACTGGATAGGAAAAGACTTTGAACTTGAGGCCGTCAACAAGATCATGTCTGGTCAGATGGACAAGGTTCATAACAAACCTATACCGTACATTGCTCACATTGATGGTCTGGCCTTTGGTGGAAAGTCTAAGGGTGTTCGAAGCTGGATAACGTCACAGGATCTTGTTGTCGTTCCCTCCAATAAACTTAAGAGCGATTGGATCAAAGAACTAGGCGAGTTGGATCCGTTTCAACGTGCAAGCGTTGCCACTCAACACAAGGCCTTAACGATGGACTGTTCCAGGTTTGTGATAGTTGATGAAGCGTATACCTTTGGTTTATCGCATCTTGAATTGCTTAGACGGTTTCCTTCCGCAAAGGGTTTGATTACTATCGGCGATGGACATCAGATAGGTGCAGTCTTTGAGGAGGAAGATGCCTCGTTAAACCCTATGTCATTCAGGCCTGGCTTTATAGCCATTGCACCCGTATCCTTTGCGCCTTTCACATCTCTGCTTGAGTATTTAAGGGTTAATAGGTCACCGGTTCCATGTGACATGTATTACTCCGGTTCTTCTAAGTGCCATGGTTTGTTTTATACGATTGAACAAGATGACGTGATTTCCGTTGGAAAGAATGACTTGTGTATAAACGGAACACAGAAGGCAAAAGCTCTTATGATTGGCCGTGGCAATGATGATGCCTTGACAGCGCATGAGTCCCAGGGTGCACGTAGTAAATGGACTTTCGTACATACTACCCTTGGTGGTGGGGCATGTCCAGATATGACATTTCTCAAAGCTTCCGGCGCTCATCTTGGCGTTGCCATAACTCGCTCGTCTGAAGGTACTTGTTTTGTGTTCAAGGACAAGAGATCCCTCATGGATGGACCTATGGTAGATCAATCCCTTGTTAATGGTACAACTGAACTTCCTTCTGACTTCTTATACTCAAGTCCTACATGGGATTTGGTTGATCCCACAGTGGTGGACACCATATTGTATGAGAGGTTTGAAAATGAAAATGTCGTCCTCGAGGACAGTGAAGTTTATCATCCAGAAACTGGTTTCACTATGGGTTCTTTAATTGATGAGGAGCAGCAGGAAGCGGTCCCACTTGAAGCAATAACGTCTACAGAGATCGATGCCAGTAAGTGTAAATTGGTCAATACGTATCATGGTCATAGCCCAGTCTCGTGTGAAGAGACTTTTATTTTCAATCCAGCACGCGTCAAAGGTTCCGACAAGATCAATATGCTTGAACGCCATACCAATCCTACCGTGATAACAGCTAAGGATATGTCCAGCGCTAGGAAAATCATACGGTTGTTATTTGATAGGGTTATCGATGCTAAAAGGTTCAATGCATTGATCGGTGAAGACCTTTCTGCTATGAGACGTCAATCACGTGATCAAGTGATCAAGATGACTGAGGCTGAACAGAGGGCAAAGAGTGACACTGTGTCGTTTGCCTTTGCCAAGAATGAACCTTCTAAGAAGGTTATGACTATTGGCAAGGGCCTAAAGATCCTGAGTGTCACGGCCATGAATGCTACCCAATTGGCATTGTTTGGTGACTGTTCTAATGTCCTTACTCATGCTTGGAGCAGGAGTCTCAGACCTGGCATCATCACACCTGTTGGATTTACCAAACCTGAAGTGGCTCGGGTGTTGGGCAGTATGGGAGAGACCTACGAGCTTGATATAGACAAGCAGGATTCTTCGCACTCAGCAGTTCACGTTGCCGTGTTTGTAAGGCTGGTTGAGATGGTAGCCAAACGACAAGGTATGGCAGACCTCGCTGAAGAGATAAGGTGTTGGCGAACCATTGGGGACATGGAAGGTAACCTCAGGATTGAGATGGGATCCGGTCTTGGTTCAGGAGATGCGTGGACGCTGATAGCCAATATGATAATGGCGTTTTCCATGCTCATATCAAGGTATGAGATCCCATATGGCATTAGGATGCTTCAGGTCGGTGATGACATCACATGTGATCGGAAGCTGAGGAAACGTAAAGATGTCATATATGGAAGCGACCATGTTGGCTTGAAGGAGTTGGTGGTTACGACTCATTCTGGAAGGCCAAGTTTCACTAGTAATGTCAGCATCAATAGTGAAGTCAGCATAGCAGCCCGTATAAGAGGCATCATCAAGATGGCCTATTCTAGGAGAACACGCACACAGCATATAGCGTACGGTGTTGAGTGCAAGCAACTTAATGGTGTTACCGCAGTCCTTGGATTGCCAGCACACGCAAAGGCGTACGCGGACATCTTCAACGCGGATCCTATGGGTGTAGAATACATCATAAATAGAGCATGCACGTTGGCAGCTATGCACTATGATGACCTGCCTGAATCGCTCAAGTCACCTGGCCATGAGAGCAAGTGCACGTTACATAGCAAGGATGGTGGGTGTCTGGGGTATGCATTGGCCTTTTGTGTTGGTAACAATGTTCAGGCTGTTAATGCTATGAGCACTTACAATTATCCAGCCACCATGAACCAAAGCGTTGAGGCATGTAGGAAGAATAAGGTTGATTACACTATCATGCAGGGCCAATGGAGTAATCGTTCTTCACCAGAATTGGTGATCAATGATTACTTGACACGTGCTAAATCCTCACCCATGATGTATCTATTCAGCAACCACGCTGTATCAGTTACTAGTGAGAGTTCTGAGATTGTCACTTTTAGTGGCACTGTAAGGTATAAAGTCGATCTCATGTCTGAGGAGGTTACAGAGATAGATTACTTCTAGTGAATCATCTCACGTTGGGTCAATGTGAAGAAAATAGCATTGAAATAACCACCTAATCGGTTATTACGTACCTGATAGGCAGG